CGCAATCTACTTCGAATATAATTCCAGGCGTAAGGACTAGGCCATTGGGTAAGTTCATCAAAGCCAATCCAGTTAAAAGCTTGACCCTGATACCTCATAACGTCATCATCTCTATCAAGGTAAGACATCCAAAGTGTTGCCCCTGATGGAGACACCCATGTTTTATCTCTCTCCATAAATTTGATGCCTGGTATGGCTCTTGGATAAAGCTGTTTACTTACTGATATAAGCTCTCTAAGCTCTTCTGTACTACGACGAACAAGTAACATTCGTGCATGTGGGTTGTTAAAGTAGCGAACTGGGTCTGCAACCAAGCTATAGCTCTTACCACCACCTGCTGCTCCTCCATATAGTACTTCTTGCTCTGTAGAGGCCAAAAATCTCGTTTGTGGGCCTTTATTCGGCTGAAATATAATTTCTTGCTCCGCATGTGGGGCATCTTTCTCCCGATTCAAGTGGTTCCCAGTTGTCGCCTTCTGTAAGACGTCTGGTTCCTCTGCCACCAATGCGATTTTTTTCGATTTTCTCGCTCTTCCTTGACGCTTCTTTATACTTTTTGGCATACTGCCTATAGTTGGACGATGCCCTACGTCTTTTTTCTTCCATTCTGACACGTTTGTATAATCCTACATGAGATATATACCTACCCGATTGATTGCTTAACCAATTGGCAACTTGCCTTACACTGTAATCTTCTAAAAATAGTTTAGCTTTTTCTAAAAGTTCTAGTTCATCAGGAATAGGTACTAATAAATCTTCATCAATTTCGTCTTGTTCGTACCCAAAAGGCACATGTCTTCCTACTCTGACAATAGGATACCATTCTCCCAATTCACCTTGCAAAGGAATTTGCCAATCTACTTTAGTAGGGTGTTTTGCTTTGCTTGCTCTCTTAGTCATTATCTTTAGCAGGTAGAATAAACAAAGGTTCTTGCGCTTTAACTTCTACTTTTTCTGTTTTAGAAAAACCTGCCCTATCTAAAATGTCTTTAGCTGCTAACATTTTTTCTTTTACACCCAAGTCAGTAGGATCAGCCATAACAGAAAACATAGTATAAGCAGCTTTAGTTGAAGATTGGGCAATAAATTTTTTTGTACGTTCTGCAATTTCGTCTGAAATAGTATTTACTACACTAGTTGAAGATACAGAGTCAGCATATCCCGCTAGTTTTTTAGCTTTAACAGGATCACCTTTAGCTTCTTCAAAAAGAACATCTAAAAACTTTTGTTGTTTTTCTGTTAAATTACGCGCCATACTATCTACTTCCTATCCAAACAAACGTAAACAATAAACCCATACAAATACTTGCAACTAAAATACCTACAATCCATTCTATAAGAGTTTGTTTTAGCTCTATCTTCCTATACTCGTGTTCTTTTTTTTGCTTTCGGAGAGAAGCCTCAATTTCCAGTATTTCTGTCCATTTTGAAGGTCCATACATCACACTGATGTACTCTTTTAGTTCCTGTCTCATACCTCTGGCCTTCTCTCGCGCAGCGAAAATAGCCATAGCGTCTGCCTCTATACCTCCTCCTAAAGCTTTATACCAAGGAGGATTTTGATTACGCCTTTCAACAAAGTCAAGATCTGCCATGGCTCCAGCCCATTTAGAAAGCTGGCCTCCCATGTCTTGAAGATCCTTACCGACAGCAATTCCTTGCTTTAACGCTTGAAATGCCGCAGCGCCACCAGCGATTATTGTTACTGGATCCATAGCAGTTAAAATTTCCTCCCAAAATATATTTACTTTTTAATTTTTAAATCTTCCTTGTAGACTGCAGCCATAATTTTTCCATCTTTATTAGTGTAGTAAAGATCTCCTGCTTTTTTGGCAGCAGCAATACTTTTATGTTTTTTGCCTTTTGCTTTTTCTTTGGTAAGAGAGCCAGAACGCTTTGCAATACCTTTGTTAAGATACTCCCTTAAAGACATAGTGCTTGTGCTAGGACGAGCCTTTGGTCTAAGAGTAGGATCTTTCTTAGGTTTTTTAGTATCTTTCTTAGTAGGGGCATCCTTTTTAGGAGGAGCATTCTTTTTAGGAGGGGAAGTCTTTGTAGCAGGATAAGGTGATGTTCGAGGTACAAATTTTCTATCTTGCTGTTTCTTTTTCTTGTCCTCTGCTGGTTTTGTATCAATTTCAGGTGCGTCTGGACGCGCTAAATCCCTTAGTACTGCAGGTCTTGAAGTTTTCTTTGGCAGAAAATTAGTACGATTCTTTACCATACTCTTAGGCATTATAGGTGGTTTTGGTTTTGGTGTTTTTACTGTTGGTTTTTTCGGAGAAGTAGTTTTAAGGCTTGTCGGCTTTTTAACAATTTTAGCAGGAACCTTTGGTTTTTTAACAGTAGTACTAGGGCTTGCAGGTTTTTTAGGAGTGGACACCTTAGGAGTAGTAGGTTTTCTAATTGCAGGAGAAGGTTTTGGTGATTGAAATTGACCTGATTTAGGATTAGTAGGCTGTTTTGGAGGTTTAGCTCCTACATTTGGCCCTTTTACTACTTTGGCATTAGCAGGTCTATTTTTAGTAATTCTTGCTTTGTTACGACCACTACCACCTTTTTTACCAAGTTGTTTTACTAAAGCTTGTGCAGCTTTTCTTCCTGCTGCAGTAGCAGCAAAACGATAAGCCATTTGGCCTAAGACGACAAATAATTGAGCAGCCATTGTTTTCAGCCTTTCTTGTAAGTGTTGGACGCTCTTTTAATTCCTGTGTTAAGAGCACCTGACGATTTCATCATACCACCTACATTATACATTGCGACTTTGCCGCCTTTTGCGTAAGCTTTTTTCTTTGGCATACCACCTTTCTTTGGCATACCACCTTTGTTCATGTAACCCATATTGTTACGAACATTCTTAGGTAGTTTTTTTAAACCAACTTGATTTTCTGAAGGTGTTTTTAGACCACCCATAGCGTAGCCTTTTTTCTTCATTTTCATATTGGCTCCACCCATAGCGTAGCCTTTTTTCTTCATTTTCATATTGGCTCCACCCATAGCGTAGCCTTTTTTCTTCATACCATGTTTCATAATGTTTCCTCGCTATATAAATTATTAAAAACTCTTTGCGTATCCCAAACGTAATCAACGTTTTCTTTTGAGTTATAAGTGTGTTGGTTAGGTTTAAAATCTGGAGCACCTTCCCCTGTTTCAAACCAAGCTGGGTGAGTTACTCTCACTCTGTTATTTGGCAAAGCAACCATATTGCCTGTGTAGTGACCAGCATCTAATAACTCAAGTACGTGAGATTGTTTGTGTTGCGCTGGGTCGTCTGCTACTTCACTGTCTGTATAATCTACAGTAAAGTAGTATTTTGCTGGATAAAAATCGCCATCAATTTTTGCTATCCAAGGAGCAGGAGATGCTCTTTCTAATTTATATATTGAGTGCCAGTGAGACATACAATCCCAAGGCTGCGCTAAGTAGGGTGGTAGCTCTTCAGGCCATTCTCCTAATGGCGTATCTGCTACTAAAGCTGTTAGAGGCATCCTAGCCCACATAGCCCCTCCATGAACGTTTGACTCTTGGTCTGATTCGTCGGATTCGCACCCTGTAAATATCACTTGAAAGCTTAGAGTCCTGTTTGGCATCGTCGTTACTGCCACGACCATCGCATGAAGGAACTCGTTGTGATATTCTTCTAGATTCTTTGTATACTTTTTTCTTACCCATGCTTTAAAATAAGGAATATTGCTCGTTAAGTAGGGCATTAACTACCTCTTATGCTATTACGAAATCTACTATTTGTCCTTGCGTAGTAAATTTATTTTGATTGTGAGGATGATAAGCGTAAGCTGTGTCACTTTTTAACTCTTGTGACTTCTCAACAGTTCTTTTTTGTGTTTCTTCAATTCTTTGCTGTTTTAGATCAGGCCACTCAGGGACTACTTTATCATAATTTACAGGAATGTAACTCGTATTTATGGTAACATCCATATTATAAATCCTACAATAGCAGCCCAAACCCAAATCCACATTGCATATTCTTTTACCCAATCAGTAAAATTCATTTTTTGGTCCTTACTACCCCTCCCTTAGAGGCTCTAAATCGTTTTGTTTTCGCTGCAATGCCTTTAGGTTGAGCCACATGCTGCTTACCTGCCTTCGTGCCTTTTCGTTTTGCTCTGGTTGTAGCTGCATACTCACTGCTGCTAAGAGACTTAATAGCCTTATCAGGTAAATAGCGCTCACCAGTTTTAGCACTAGGCTTGCCACTCTTGGTTCTCCACTTTTGCTTTGTCCAATTTTTAAGTGACTTTTGTGATTTAGCTAGAGCCATTTAGCAACACTCGCATATTGGACTACAGCGACGATTTATTAACGCGCAAAAAAGTCTTTTGAGATATTTTCTCATGACTTATATCCTCCTCCTGCTTTTTTATAGGCAGAAGCCAGCATTTGTGCCTTACGTGCTGACCACTGACCAGGTTTACCACCTTTACTTCCAGCTTTTATTCTAGAAAACTGTTGTTTTCGCATAGATGGTTTAGTGTAGTTACCAGCTTTGTTTACTGTTGATTTACTCTTAGCCATTTATATTCGCCACGTATTAAAGTAAAACATTATACTGTTTGGAGATTGACCATGTTTTTGCAAAGCCTCTTTCCAAAGATTGTATTTTTCTAAAGCTTTATCACGAGCGTCTTCAAACTCTTTATACGCTGTGTCAATGTCGCCCCATCGAATGTCATGCAAACGTTTTTGACGATCTTCTATTTCTTTTTCTAACTGTTGTTGCTCTGTCATATTTTCCATTTTATGATCCTTTAACCCACTTCTTAGATGGTGATTTTGTCTTACTAGGACTCCACTTAACTTTGTCTGCCCAATATGCAGCAGACATTTTACCTTTGCTAATATTCTTCGCATGTCGCGATTTAAAAGCTTTACGCTGCCCTGCTGTTTGATTTGTTTTAACTCCTTTTTGTCCAAACTTAATATATTTGTACTTTCCTCCTTCAGAAGCCATAACATGATGCGATTTACTACTGCTGTCATTTAGCCTTTGAGGTTTGTTTACAGCTTTTAAACCAACATCCTTCATTTTGTTTTTAACTCGTTCAGGAATAGCCATTACTTTTTTCCTGCCCTGCTATTTCTAGGAAACGATCTGTTTTGTCTTTTTGCTACAACAGATAAATTCTTTCTTGAATTATCCCTGGGATTTCCATTTTTGTGATTTACGTCTTTACCATCACCTTTACGTACTGCTCCTGTTTTTTTTAGAGCAGCCCTAGCAGAGTTTCTTGAAGCTCTATTTTTCTTTTGTTTAGAGCTACTGTGATAACTAGAATATTCGTTTTTATAATTTCTCATTTTATTCGTGAGGGGAACGTGAGGCGTTCACTATGTTACCCTCACCCTTTCTTGTAAATTCTTCATGCTCAGAAAAACTTCTACGCCTAAATAAACTTAAAATAAAGTTTACAAATCCTCTTGCTATTTCAGTAGGAGTAGGAAGCAACCACCCTAGAATTAATAGGAGCAAAACCCAAGGTGGTATGTTTGTATTGATAATATCTAATTTTTCTACAGTGCCTGTTTCTACTTCTTTTAACACTTCAGTTGTAACAACATCTCTTCCTGCAGATGTTACAGTTTCTTCTTCGTAACTTAAAACTGATTGTCTGTTTTCTTTACCAACTTGTGCATTTGAATTTACTTGTGGTCCTTTTGAGCCACTTAGTAAGCCTAACCCACTCAAGCCACAACCAGAAAGAAAAAGAAAAATAACCAACCATCTCATTTGTTCCTCAAAGTTTGCTCTATGCTGTCTAATTTATTAAAAATAGCTTTTATAGTTTCTTTCATCTCTTTCATTTCCCTGTCATGAGACAACGTAAAAGAATCCATTTGTGCTTGAATAACTGCAATATCTTTTTCGTTTTTGTTGACTTTGTTAAATAACATCCAAACGAGAACAACAATTGGCGCTACAAGCCATTGCATTGCTATATTAAGCATTTCGTACATTACATCATCTCAAAGTGAGGAGCATCAATAAAGGGTCTGCGTCCTTGGTCCGATCTTAATTTAATATAGGCTTTCATGGCATCCTCTGCAGTGCTTTGATACATTTGAATGTCACCCTCTGACCAAGCTGCGCCCCATTTAATAGGGACCCTGTGGATTCTTGCCGCTGCTCCCATAGCGTCACAAATTTCATCGTACAAGTTCAATTCCCAAACTACGTCTGGTCCATCATACGCGACTAAATCAACTGCTTTACCTTCTAGGTGTTTTGATTTCATAGTTTGAGATCTACCTGACTCGTACAACTTTTTTTGTTGTGACAGGGTACGTAGTCCACATGTAACGCCAAAATCTACTTTAGTATATTTTATTGCGTCCAATACAACTTTAACTAAATCTCTTTCTACGCCTTCTAGTCTGCTTATACTTGTTTTACTTAGTTTAAAAGCCATTTTAAATTCGCTCTCTTAATGCTGCTTTGTGTTCTGAAAAGGATAATTCTGTGCATTTAGAGTAGAGAGCAGAATCTAAAGTAGGTTTGCTTTCCATAAGCCTAGCTACAAGAATTTTTCTACTTTCTTCACACATTTCCATACTAGGGTATAAAATTTGATCAGATGCTACTTTGTGTGATCCTGCTTGGACCATAATCATTACTATAATAAACATTACTTGTACTTATCTTCCTGTTGGTTGGGATGTTGATGGGGAATAGATCTGTCAGTTTTAGACTCTTTACCCATCCAGATGCCAAAGCATCCTGTAAGCGCTCCCATGCAAACAGATACAAGGCCAGATTGCTGTATAGTTGGATCTTCTAGCCCCATATACCAATGTACTGACTGATATGTGAGTATAGTTACGACAAGCATCATTATTCGAGGGAATATTTTGTACTCGTCAATTATAGTACTAGCCATATTTTCGTTTTCTTTTTGGATCTAGAACATCTTTTGCGTCCAGCATTCCTTCCAAGTACATAGCTCTTTCTACTCTATCGAGAGTGTACTTTATGCCTGTATCTTGAAAGATCTTTTCCCTGACATAAAAAACGT